AGACGCGATGGCAGCGTGATGACGGAACGGTATTGACCATGACACTGGGAGCCATCGACGATGGCGGCATTGCCACCCAAGAGGTTCGGGAATGGTGCCGCACCCGGTCGGCAACGTGGGTGCCGATGAAGGCTGCACCCCAGAAGGGCAAAGCACTGATTGGTCGTGGGGTGCCGGTTGACGTGAACCGGAAGAACCAGGCGGTGCTGAAAAAAGGTGTGCTGCTGTACCCGCTGGGATACGACGCGAGTGTGAATCACCTACAGGGCCGGCTGAGGAATGAGCAGCCAGGGCCTGGGTATCTGCACTTCGGTGAGGCAGCTACGGATCAGTTCCTAGATGAGCTGTTTCCGTGGAAGCGGATGCCACGAAGGGACAAGGGCCAGGTGAGCTATCACTGGGTGCTGCCGCCTGGGTCACGGGATGAGGGTGGCGACTGCACGAGGATGGCGTATGCAGCGCTGCAGATCGTGTCGCGGAAATACAACCGCGCCACGATGTGGGACCAGATTGAAGCGCAGCTAGATCAAGCACGGCATGCGCCTGGTGCGGGCGGGATGCTGGGGAGGAGTAAAAGATTCAGCTCATAGACTCTGGCTATGGCTGGAATTGATCTCGCTACTGCACAAGCCCGGCTAGATGAATATCTGGCTGCAGAGCTTGCTGTACTCGGCAATCAAGAGTACACGATTGGTAGCGGCACCGCTGGTTCAAGGCGATTGCGACGCGCTGATCTGTCTGAGATTCGCCAGGGCATTGAGGTGTGGGACCGGCGAGTAAAGGAACTCAGTAGCCGCAGCCAGGGGCGCGGGCGATCTGTAACTCTGCGTCCGATGTTCTGATGGCACGTAAGCGGCAACGATCGATTGCAAAGGCCGCCCAGGCGGTGGCGGTGGATGGGCAGTCGCCCGCTGGGGCGATGATGTCGTGGGGCTTCGGCATGGGCGCACCTGGTACCTCCAGGATGGCAAACAGTGATCGGTTTGGCCATTGGCGGCCAATGGTGTCCGATGCCGATGGGTATGCACAGTTTGAGCTGAAGGATCTGCGGGCGTTCTCGCGTGACCTGGAGCGGACGGCGCCGATTGCCACTGGTGGGATTGAGACCAAAACGTCGTATGTGATCGGCGCAGGCCTGACACTGCAAAGTCGCATTGACACTGAAGAACTGGGACTGAGCACTGAGCAGGCCAGTGCTTGGCAGCGCCGAACCGAGCGCCGATTCAATGTCTGGGCTACTGATAGCCGCTGTTCAACCAACCGGCGGCAAGACTTCTACGACTTGCAGGATCTGGCGTATCGCGGGCGGTTGGTGAGCGGTGATGCGTTTGTGCTGCTGGCTGATCGAGGGCGTGATGATTGGCCGTTCCGCCTGGCGCTGCAGGTGATTGAAGCCGACCGGGTGTGCAACAGAGACAACGCGATGAACACCGCCACGTTGGTGGACGGGATTCAGTATGACGAGACAACCGGCGAGCCAAAATCAGCCTGGGTTGCAGAGCATCACCCAGGGCGGATCCTGCCGGGCGCGAGGCAGTCATGGAGGGAGATTCCGTTTTATAGCCCGTCGGGTCGTTGCAACCTGATTCAAGTGTCGCGGATTCTGCGGCCTGGGCAGACGCGCGGCATTCCTGATCTGGGGCCGATTATTGCAACGGTGAAGCAGCTGGACCGGTACAGCAATGCGGAGGTTGATGCAGCGGTCAACAGCGCGGCTCTGGCGCTGTTCGCCACGATGGACGCCGAGGCATTCCGTGACGTGTTCTCGGATACCGCTGATCAGGCGGCGTATATCCAAAAAGCAGCGGAATGGGATGGCACAATCAACAGCGGCAAGGCGATCAATCTGTTCCCCGGCGAGAGCATCACAGCGCCTACGCCAGGCCGCCCAAACCCGAACTACGACCCATTCTTCAATTCCTTCCTAAGCCTAGTGGGAATGGGCCTGAACATGCCCAAGGAAGTGCTGCAGAAAGCGTTCAACTCTAGCTATTCAGCCAGCCGTGCAGCGCTGATGGACGCATGGCGGACGTTCAAAATTGAGCGTTCGCGGTTTGCGCGGCAGTTCTGCCAGGTGGTCTATCAGGAGTGGCTGGCTGATGCGGTGGCGCTTGGGTTGATTGATGCGCCTGGCTTCTTCGGCGATACGTTTGTTCGAGCAGCGTGGTGCGGTGCGCAGTGGAGCGGCGACGGCCCCGGCGCATTGGATCCGAAGAAGGAGGCGGAGGCGGCTGAGGTGCGGATGCGATCGGGCGTAACAACGCTGGCGAAAGAGACCGTGGCATATGACGGCTCGGATTGGGAGGACAACCACCGGCAGCGAGCGGAGGAGGTGCGACGGCGGCGGGCTGATGATCTTGAGTCGCCAGTGATTGCACCTGACCCAGCATCGGCGGCTGATCCGGTTGATCCTGAGCCAGATTCATAGGCTGACGCCATGACTAACGTTCTTGACGTTCTCTCTTCTCCATGGGCGATTCTTCCCGATCGCCTGGAGCAGATCCATTCGATCTATGACGCGAAGGTGCGCGGCGACCGTCCGGACCTGGAAGCGATCGAGGCAAGGATCGGCAGACCGCTGAGCAATGAACGGCAGCAGGCCTACGAGGTGCGCGATGGCGCGGCGTTGATTCCACTGCGTGGTGTGCTGGGCCGCCGGATGAATCTGATGTCCAACATGAGCGGCGGCACGTCTACCGAGCTGTTCGCGCGTGATGTTCAGGCAGCTGTAGCTGATCCTGCTGTGCAATCGATCGTGGTGTTGGTGGACAGCCCTGGCGGCACGGTAGCTGGCACCCAGTCAGCTGCATCGGTGGTGATGGCAGCGCGAGGGTCGAAGCCGATTGCGGCGTTGGTGGAGGGCACGATGGCCAGCGCGGCTTACTGGATTGGCAGCGCTGCCGATGTGGTGCTGCTGGATTCGTCTACCGTGCAGGTTGGGTCTATCGGCGTGGTGGCGACCCATACCGACATTAGCCGGATGGAGGAGGCGAGCGGGATCAAGACCACCGAGATTGTGGCTGGAGCGTACAAGCGGATCGCGTCACAGCACGGCCCGCTGACTGAGGCCGGCCGGGAGTCGATCCAATCTCAGGTGGACTATCTGTACGGGCAGTTTGTGCAGGATGTGGCAAGGCAGCGTGGTGTGAGCGAAGAGAAAGTGCTGGCTGATATGGCTGATGGACGTGTCTTTATCGGCCAGCAAGCTATTGAAGCTGGATTGGCTGATGGTGTTAATACACTGGAAGAGACCATTGCATTGCTCAATGAGCGCGTGCAATCTCGCTCCAGTTCATCCTTTGCGAGTTCTTCTATGACTCCTCAAGAAGCAGCTGCCGAATGGGCAGCCGAAAATCCCGAGGCTGCGGCGGTGCTCCGCGCGGAGGGTGCAGCTGCCGAAACGCAGCGGGTTAATGATGTTCGCGCACAGCTGGTGCCTGGCCACGAGGCGCTGATTGAGCAGTTTGCCGCTGATGGTCACACCACTGGCGACGAAGCAGCGCGCGCGATTGTGCGTGCTGAGCGCGAAGTTCGTGCCACTCAGGCGGAGCAACGTGCTGCCGATGCTGTGGCGCCGCTGCCTGAAGCACCGGCACCCGAAGGCCTGGAGGCCAAGTCCCCCGAGCCTGCCCCTGAGCTGGACCCCCAAGCCCTTGCCGTTCGCGCTCGTCAGATCGTGAAAGAGGCGGAGGCCAAGGGTCAGACCATCTCAACCCCTGCCGCCGTGGCTCAGGCCCGGCGTGAACTCACCGCCGCCTGAGGTAACACCATGACCATGCGTAATCAAGGCCTCTTTAAGACGTTTAACGCTGGAGCGTCTGTTAACCACGCCCGATTCGTCAAGTTCGACGCTGATGATCGAACCGTGATTCAATCGGCCGCTGCTGCTGATTTCACGATCGGCGTCAGTGATTTCAGCCCTAACGGTACCGCTGCCGCCCAGGGTGAGCGCGTCGATGTTCAGCTGACCGACATTGCGACTGTCACCTATGGCGGCACTGTCACCCGTGGCCAGCTGGTGATGAGCGACTCGACTGGGCGCGCGGTAACCGCTACCGCTGCTGCCGGCGCCAATGTCCGCACCTGCGGCATTGCAACGGTGAGTGGCGTGGTGGGCGACCTTGGCGCCGTGCTGCTGATCCCTGGTTCGTTCCAGGGTTGACCCCTTCTCTGAGAGCTGAACCATGGCCAACATGAATTTCCCGTTTCCGATTCAATCGGAACTTACTGCGATCACGCTGGCGTATCAGAATCGCCGGCTGATTGCTGATGAGGTTCTGCCGCGCACTCCTGCTCCTTCGCGGGAGTTTAAGTGGCTGCAGATGGGCCGCGATCAGATGTTCACGGTTCCCGAAACGCTGGTGGGCCGTAAAGGCCAGCCGAACGAAGTCGAGTTCGGTGGCACTGAAACGCCCGGCTTCGTGCGTGATTACGGCCTCGATGACGTGGTCCCGAACGAGGATCTGGATTCTGCTCCTGCCGGCTTTGATCCTCTCGGCACTGCCGTTACTGGTGTTACTGAGCTGATCGCTCTGGACCGCGAGAAGCGGGTGGCTGATCTGGTGTTCAACTCGAACACCTATCCGGCCGCGAACCGCACCACGCTGTCTGGCACCAGCCAGTGGAGCGACTACACCAACAGCGACCCGTATAGCGCGATTCAGACCGCACTGGATGGGATGCTGATGCGCCCTAATGTGGCCGTGATTGGTCGTCTGGCATGGTCGAAGCTGCGGGTTCACCCGAAGATCACCGCCGCCCTTGCGCCCAGTTCTACTGGTAACACCCTGACCGCTAACGGCCTGGGTTCTCCCGCCACTCTGCAGGCCGTTGCTGACCTGCTGGAGCTGGACCGGATCATCGTGGGCGAGGCGTTCATTAACACTGCCAAGCCCGGCCAGACCGCGAGCCTGTCCCGCTGCTGGGGCAAGCACATGGCGTTCCTGCATCAGAACCCTGTGGCCACGATTCGCGGCAATGCCGTGACGTTTGGCTTTACGGCTGAGTGGGGCAACCGTGTGGCGGGCAGTATGCCTGAGCCGAAGGTCGGTCTTCGGGGTTCTCAGCGCGTGCGCGTTGGTGAGAGCGTGAACGAGCTGATTGTGGCCTCTGATGTGGGCTACTACTTCCAAAATATCGTTGCCTGATCATGGCTGTTTACACAGTTCTGATTGGCCCTGTCGATCATGACGGGGAGCGGTATGAGGAAGGTGCTCAGATCAGCTTGAGCGCTGATGATACGCCTGATGCCCTGGTGTCAGCTGGCGTCATTGCTGAGGCTGAAACACCTAAGCGTAAGCGAGGCGAGGCGGAGGGGTAATGGCATTCGCCGAGGATCTCAGCATCTTTCTGGCAGATTTCGGTCTGCCAGTGGTGGCCGGGGCTCAATCGGGCCTCGGCATCCTCGATATGCCTGGCGAGTATGTGATTGGCGAACGGGTCATCAGCAACTATCACGTGTTGATGGCCGAGTTCGTGAAATTTGGCGGGTTGTCTTATGGGGACAGTTTGACTGTTGATGGCTTGTCGTATCGGGTTAGAGAGGGCCCGATGCGGCTGAGCGATGGAGCATTTTGCGCAATTCTGCTGGAGTTCATTGAGGCGGTGGCCGCCGTATTTGAAGCCGGAGTCTACGAAGAGGGAGTATTCGCATGAGCCTGAATCTGATCCGGCGACTGATCAAGGGCAGCCCGCTGACGGCAGC